ACATCACTCGATGAGGTGACACATGGCAGAGGAACTGGACAGCCCTCCCCTTGGAGAGGGCACTGTAAGTGAACCCACAGGCGATGGCGCCGAGAGCGCAGGAGGATCGTGGTCACCCGAGGTTCAGGCCGAATATACGAAGAAAACCCAGGCACTCGCTGAAGAGCGGAAATCCTGGGATTCCCAACGTACCCAGCAGAGCCAGCAACTGCAAAACTACGCCAATTACCTGAAGCAACAGGGCAGTGCCCATCAGAATCAGGTGCAACAGCAGCAGGCGCAGCAGAATCAGCAGCAGGCGCAGGCCGGGCAGTCATCGATGCTCGAGCAGTTACGGGGACTCCCGTATCTGACCGGGGATATGGCGGCGCAACTGGTGGAACGGCTCGTCAATGAAGGCATCTCGCCCATCCAGCAGCAGATGCAACAGCGTGATCAGGCGCTGGCGACCGTCTGGCAGGATCACAAGGGCCTGCGCGATCGGGTGGGAGATGAGTATGGGAAACAGGCCGAAAAGGATCTCGATGCCAGATTTCAGGAACTCCGCACCAAACACGGTCTGCCCGACGAGGAGGCCATCCGCGAACTCCAGAAGGATGTCTACTTCTCACATGAGGGCGACAACCTGAACAATGAATATCCCGATATGCTCGGGAAACGTGTGGATGGGTTGCGGAAAGCCTTTCGGGACATGGACCGGAAAGCCGCCATTCAGGCCAAGGCGTCCCCCTTCCCTTCACGGGGTGGGGAATCCTCACTGACCAGCGGTAAGACCGGCGGCTACAAATCGCCCGAGGAGCGGACGAATGAACTCTGGCCCATGTTGAATCCTGGGCAGACGGAATAGCGCCACCTCCTGAATCGTGGCCGAGGCCACGGGTAGGAGAATCATGGCGAGTACCACTGATGTTATTGAAGCCCTGAAGTATACCTACGGGGTAGATCAGGTCCTCTATCTCGTCAATCAGGAAGTCGTCTGCTGGAATATGTTCCAGAAGCTGGCGAAACCGGTTGGCGGGCGTGGGCAATTCATCATGCCGATCATGGTGAAGAACCCCGGCGCATGGACCGGGTTGTCGGAAGGCGCCGCCCTCCCGTCAAACCTGAACCCCGACACCACCGAAGCGACGTTCTCCCTCACGGAATTTGCGGGACTCTACAATATGTCCTGGAAACTCCTACAGGATGCGCGGAATTCCAAGTTTGCCTTTCAGACCGCGCTCAAGATGATGGAGGCGGGGTTCAAGCGTCGTGTCCTGAAGCTCCTCAATGCCGATCTCATCTCGGACGGGTTGGGGAAACTGGCTGTCTTGCCGGCGGCGGACAATGACACCACGATCACCGTCAATGCCCTCCCCAGCGTGGATGTGGGTCTGGTGGTCGATGTCATGGACGCCAGTGACAACAACACCAAGATCGGGGACTCCCGCACGGTGTCGGCGATTGATACGGTCAACCGCACCATCACCATCAGCGGGGCCTCCCTGAGTGGCACGGCCGCTGGGGACTACTTTGTCATTCAGGACACCGTCGCTACCGGATATTCGTACCACACCAACGGCCTGCTCGGGATCATTGACGACGCCGATCCGCCCGCACCCAAGGGTGACTTTGGGGGCATCGACCGCGGCACGGCCGGCAATGAGTTCTGGGAAGCGGTCGTCCTCGACAACAGCGGCACCAACCGGGCGCTCACCGAAGACCTCATGATGCAGCTTGAGGACAACGTGCGCGAAAAGGGCGGTGCCTCGCTCAACACGTACCTCTCCAATCTCGCGGTCGTGCGGCGGTATCACGATCTCCTGCGCGAAGACACCTACTTCGCCATGGGCTCGCCGAAACCGTTTGACGGCGGCGTCGGGGTGGGACGCGAGGGCGGTGCCCAGCAGAAGGGCAAGGATGGCGGCGACGGACGCACCATCTATCGCTTCTCTGGCAAGCCGTGGCATGTGGACCCGTACTTTGCCGCCAATACCATCATCGGGATGGACACCCGGCACTTCTACATCGGGCACGGCGAGAATGCGGTGCCGCGTCCGGTGTCTGAAATCTTCGACAACACGCCGTTCTTCCGGCAGACCTCGAACACCACGTTTGAGGTGGCCTGGTACTGGCAGGGTGATCTGCTCAGTGACAATCCAGCCGCCGGCGCGAAGATCGAAGATATCGCCGAATCGTAAACTGAGTAGGTGGGAGGAGGGATCGACATCCCAGCCGGTCCCTTCTCCGTCACTTCGCCAGGAGTCTCATTATGGGTTTAAAAGCCATTGCACGACTCGCCCCCGTCTTAGTGCAGTACCGGACCTCGGCTGGAGAAGCGGCTGACGTTCATATTTTTGTCGCAGACCGTGATTACGAAATCATGGATGTGCGTGAAACGCACAGTGTCGCGGGCGCGAGCAGCAGCACGCTCGATGTCGGGGTGTCGGCGTCTGGCACGGCCCCAGCCAGTTTAACGACCTCGCTAAGTTCCACCTTCGCGCTTGATAGCACGGTGAATACACCGGTCCAGGCGACGTTAACCGCCACGCTGGGAAACCGCCTGATGGATAAAGGCGAGCAGTTGTCAGTGAACATCACTGGCACCGTCACCAGTCTGGAGGGGTCGGTGAGTGTCATTTTGAAACCGATTCGGAATAACTCGAGTTACTAAGGAGGCGCATGGACGTTGAAGTCTTCGATCCGACGCTCTACTCACTGGATGAGAATGCCTTTTTCCTGAAGCATCTGGGTGAAGCGCCGCTGGCGGTGATGCAAGAGCCGCTCCCTGCCGGGGTGAATCCCGTGGCCGTGACCACGGCGCTGGGGCGTATCTACGAACTGTCTGAACTTGAAACGCATCAAGGCACGCCGTGGATCGGGACGGCCAAGATTGCCGACGCCATTACCTGTTATCTCACCCAGCGGGCGAAGTGGACGGAACTCGCCAAGCGCGGCGCCCCTGCCTTCCCTTCCATGTATACGTGGGACGGCAAGGGTCGGCCCCATCGCAGCGGGATCGGATCGGACGCGGGACAGGTCCGCACCTATTTTGACGACAACGGCAATCGTCAGCCGTTTGCGGTGCCGCTGGTGGATGTCATTCCCCAGGCGTTTTCCGCCCCGTGGGTCAAGGCCGAGGAGCCGATTCCCGATGCCTGCGTGGAGGATGCCGAGAAGGGGACGATGCAGTGTCCCGTGGACGGCTATTCCACGAACTGGAATCCTGACTCCCGGCAGGCGTACAACCTCGCCCGTGCCCGGATGGCGCGTCATTGCAAGAGCAGTAAGGATGCACGGGTACAGGAGTTCGGCCTCAAGGTGTTCGGTCGATGAAACCGCCACCCCTCGAGACGGAACTGAAGTACTGGCATCCCAATCGGTTCGGGGTGGAACTGGCGCCACAGCGATTTCGGGACGATCTCCAGTCGGTCCACCCGGATCTGGATGTGACCTGGCATCCCGTCAAGGAACGCTGGCTCGTCTGGTACAAACGCCCCCGGATTCAGCACTTCCTGTGTCCCGGCTGGCTGCTCCTCTGCGTGGTGGAGAACTCCAACGGTGACTATGTGCCGCTGGATGCCCGCACCTTTGCCGCCATTTACGAACAGAGTGGCTTCAAATGGGGATCGGGGAAAGCCTACTGGTCACGGGTCGAGCAGGAAGCCCAGCGCGAACGGGCGTCGGCCAATACCGAGCGGGAGCAGATACTGGACGATGTGGGATCCGACCGTTGGGATCACACCAAGATTCAGGTGAGTATGTGTGGGCCGTCCAACGGCAGTAAGTTTGTCCGACATCATGCAGGGGACTGACCATTATGGCGACCGGCCAGACGATACTCGACCTGATGGAGGTCCTTGATCGGGGCCTCCAACTCCAGTCCGGGCAAACCGGTGTCACGATGGGCCTCCGTGCGGCCAATGCCGCGCAGGATTATCTGGAGTCCCTCCTCGCGCTCAGACCCAATAACTACGGATCAACGGTCGGCACGGTCACGACGACGGCCGACACGGAAACCACCGCGTTTCCCACAGGACTGCTACGTCTGGACCGGTTGCAGTATCTGGATGCGTCCACCAGTCGCCCAGGCTGGGATCTGGAATGGGTGGGCTATACCGGGGATCAGTATGGGCCAGCGATGACCTATCCCTCGATCCAGTTTGACGCGACGACGACCGGGAAGCCGGTGCGCTACTGGACGAACGGTCGCAATATCTACTGGGATCCGCTGCCCAGCGGCACGCATTCGGTGCGCTACTACGGGATGGTGGCCGCAGACGACATCACGGCCTCGGGGACGTTCGCCTATCCCGATATCGCCATCACCGCCGTGGCCGACTATGCGGCCAAACTGTTGAAGGTCGGCAAGGACGACGATGCCCAACCCATCTCGGTGGTCGGCGCTGAAATCTTCAATCCCTGCATTGAACTCCTCGGGCGCTTCAACCGCGACCGGGCACCGGGGTATGACTACCGGTATGAACACACGATCTAGGAGGCGTCATGGCGCTAGGACAGTTTCAGACCCAATCCAGTATCAGTTCCAATACGAATACGTCGCTGGTGGCTGCGCCGGGCAACGGTCAGCGCATTGTGGTGTTGTGGTGGTCGATTGATGTGGAAGCGGCCGGGGCGGGCTCCCTGTTACGGCTGGAAGATGGGTCCGGGGGAAATACGTTGCTCCGTAAAAGCGGGGCCACCCTCAACGACCGGACCTTTGAATGGTTTGCCATGGCCGGGATGGCGATTCACGGGTTACAGCTCACCGAGAACACGGCCCTGAACGCGGAAACCTCGACCAGTGACGGCACGGCGACCTTGGTGATCAATGTGGCCTATGAGGTTCGGTAAATGGCTGATATCCAAGTTGCGAATACCGATGCGGATCTCTCCGGGAATACGGTCGTCACCGAAGAGAACGCCTATACCATCACCGGCCTGCATACCTTCAGCCGGTCCACCAATGCGCCGTTTGCCTGTATCTCTGGCGCGGCGGTCGTCACCTATCTAGACGCCGACAAGCTCGACGGGCAGGAGGGGACGTATTACCTCGCGGCTGGAAACATCACCGGGACGCTGGCGGTCAATCAGGGCGGCACGGGAGCGGCGACGTTTACCGATGGTGGGGTGTTGTTGGGGAGTGGGACCTCGGCTATCACGGCCACCGCTGTGTTGGGCGATGGCGTCATTCTGATTGGAGACGCTT